CGACGACAGACCACCAGCACCGGCCGATCCGGACTGGCGGCAAGGCGCAGCCGGGCCCTCACCCGGCGTCGCTTCAGGTAGGAGCGCAGGGCCCAGACCTCGGGCTCCTGCATCGCGGAACGGAGGCGCTCCCGCAGGAACTTCTCCCGCAGGCTCACTTCCGCCTCCCGTTGAACTTGTCCCAGACCATGTCGGTCAGGAAGACCGCCAGCGACAGCCCGACGAACAGCCCGGCGAGGATCCCGAGGCCGTCGAGGTACGGGCCCCAGTTCACGGGAGCACCGGGCGCCAGAAGACCCGCCACGCCTTCGCGAGCGCGAGCTCTTGGCGCAGGTAGGAGACGAGGTTCTGTTGCCGCCAGAATGGGCTGTTGCGGCGCTGCCTTGCGATCATGCAATTGTTCTGATGCCGCACCCGCCACTGGTGCGGGGAGGCCTTCCACTGCCAGACATGAATCTCGTAGGGCATCATCGCGGCCTCCGCTTCTAGAAGGGGATCTCGTCTTCCGGCTGGACGGTGGGCTGGAACAGCGGCGCCGACTGCTCGACGTGCTTGGCCGCGCGGAGCTTCTTCTGGATGTCGGAGATGGCCTTCTTGTCGACGGAGTCGAGGACGTACTTGGCCTGCAGGGTGACCTTGCCGTTGTACTCGTTCTCTTGGATGTCGACGAGGACGGTCCGGCCGGCAAGCAGGGTCGGATTCGTGTCGAGCAGAATCGTCTCCTGGGAGTCGGGGTCGAAGCCCATCAGCTTGAGCGTGGCGCGGGCCATGCCCATCGCCTTGTCAGTGAACCAGACGGGACCGCCGATGAACTCGCCGGCCACGTCGAGGGTGACGTTGAGGTAGGGTGTCCCCTTGACGGTGGCGGAGAACTCATGCCGAACGATCTTCGCGACCTGGCGCCCGGTCCTCATGCGACCTCCTCGGTCGCCACGGGGGCCGGCTTGATGTTGGCGGTCGCCTCGCGCAGCCGGGCCAGGCCATCGCGCAGGCGCTCGGCGTTCATGGACTCGACTTTGGTCCAGCTCCGGGTACCGAAGGCGTCCTCGAGGTACTCGAGCTTGGAGGCCTTCTCCTTGGCCGTCTGGCCAGGCCACAGGCGGACGAGCTCGCCCTGGATCTCCTCGCACAGGATGACGCGCTGCCGGCGCTCGCGGACGTAGGCGTCGGCGCCCTCCTCGTCGAGGCCCATGTCAGTCTTCACCTCGGTATCGACCGCGGCGTGCGAGCCGGGCTGCAGGGCTAGGACGTGCGGGGCGAAGAACTCAAAGGTCGGGTTCTCGCAGGACGCGCCGTCGATCAGGTTGAAGCGGTCGCCGATCACGGTGGCCCGGTGGACGATCCGCATCGCGGTGCCGTCGAGGACCTGGGCCCGCTCCATGTTGACAAGCAGGGACGGTTCGTAGCCGAACTCGCCTTCGACCTTCATCTTGATTCCGGTCTTGACGAGGTCCTTGCCGCTGCCGTCCTCACGCTCCTCGAAGTCGTACTCGTAGCCCGCGCGGCCGCAGACGATGATGTGCAGACGCGAGTTGAGGTAGAAGTCGGTCCACTGCGCCCAGTGGTCTTTGATCCGGGACCAGTGCTGGAACTCCAGGCGAACCAGCGGGGACATGCCCTTACGCTGGCGCTGCTCGTTGATCTGGCGCATGTAGGCGGCACAGAGCTCGCGCCAAACGTGGGTGACGGAATCGACGATTAGGACCGACGCGCCGCCAGCCTCGCAGGCGCGGCCGACCGCGAGCATGTCGTCAAAGGAGCGGGAGCGCTTGCCGACGGGCTTGCGGCCTGTGGCCTTCTCGATCATCTGGCTGATGTACGGGGAGCCGCCCTCAGTGTCGAAGAAGGCGATCGGGGCGTCGAGATTGAAGACCTTCCGGACTCCGCCGGCGAGCAGGGTGGCGGTGAATGTTTTCCCGGACTTTTGGAAACCGAGGAAACCTCCCTTGAGGTAGCCGGCGTCAGCGCCGAGTTCGTCGAGAATCTGTTCGTTCATGGGGCCTCCTCTCGACAGGACTCCGTCCCATCGAATTCGAAAGCTGTGGTGAGTCGGGAGATAGCGGAGCCGACGCGATCGTTCTTCAAGTCCTCGATCGCGAGTGCGACGGCGTCCTGCATCGCAACTTCTCGATTGCGACGGAACTTGTCCCGCCGGCGGAGGGCCTCGCTCATGATGTTGTAGTCGATCCGCGCGGCGTCGCAGATCGGGCAGTAGACGCGCTCCATCCCGCGGTCCATTGCCTGCTGGGTTCGCTGCCGGATGAGTCCGAGGACGGCGTTGATGATCTGGTTGTTGCGCTGGACGAGGGTCCAGTTGCGTTCCCAGTCCGGGTCAACCATCTCGTCCCGAACCGTGCTACTCTTCCCCTGCACAGAACCTCCTTCGGGCTCTCGCCCGTCTGCGCCCCGGTGCCAGCCGGGGCGTTTTCCTTTTCAGCGGGTCATGCGGACCACAACCGGCGGGACTTCCCCGCTGGCGACGAACTCCTCGAGGTCCGACACGCGGTACCAGACGATCCGGGACTCCGGGTGCGGCCGGGAATGACGGATCCGCTTCTCGTCCCGCCAGCGCCGGAGCTGCCGCGGAGACACCCCCAGGAACCGGGCGGCGTCGGCTTCGCGGAGGACGGTGGAGGGGGTCTCGTTGCTCACAGAGGAGAATCTACGCGTTGACATTGACAATGTCAATGGCCGCCACAGACTTTTTGTGGCCGCCCCTGCCCCGTAACGGTACGGTTTAGACTGGCGCTATGCGCCGGCCCGAAGAGCCGAAGAAGGTTACCGTTTACGCCCGCATCGACGCGTCGTTAGACGACGAGCTCGGGCGCCATGCGCTGAAGCTGGGGATCGACAAGGGGGAGGTCCTGAGGCGGGCGATTCGCCTGAAGGTCCACGGCCCGGAGGTCTCCGGAGCCGATCTCACCCTTGAAGAGGAGGCTGTCCTCTTCGCCTTTCGGACTCTTCGGATCTGTTCGCCCGAACTAGCTGATGCCTGTCGGCGAGTGCTTCAAGCTCTTCTGGACGCCCAGCCAGGGATGAGCCCACCGCATCCAGAAGGCGCCGGGCCAGGATTAGACGCTCCGCGAGAGGGTGGACGGGGAGAGGGGAACCCATGATGCACCACGCGGGATTCCGGCCTTCCCTGGCCGTCTGCCGGCCCGCGTTCGGTCAGACTTCGGGGCGGCGTAGAATAGCATCGGAGGGCGCATGCCGGAACCCGTTACCCCGGTCTGCCTGACCGAGATCAGGCTCCCGTTCTACCAGGTCCTGCGACTCGTCATGCAGGTCCTCGTTATCACCATCCCGATCGGCCTGGCGCTCGGCGCGATGCTGGGGTTCGTCATGCTGATCTTCGGGGCGCTACTGAGGGCGTGAGCGTGGAGACGGTCCGCGGCTGCCCGTTCTGCCACAGGAGTCTCCGCGGGAGCGACCTGCACTGCCGGCAGTGCGAGGGCGACGTGGACCTCCGGCACGAGGACCACCGCTACCGGGAAGCCGAGGCCGACTTCCTCGTCGCCCAGCGCCGCGACGTGCGGCTCTGCGCGGAGCGCCACGGGCTGACGCTCGACGAGTTCCGACGGTTCCTGATCGACCGCGGGATCCTGACGCCGTGACCCGGGGCGACGGCAGCCTGACCCACGACGGCCGGACCTGGCGGGCCCAGGTCTGGGTCGGAGGGGACCGGAAGCGCCGGGCGTTCCACCTGAAAGCCGATGCCGAGAAGTGGCTGGCGACCCAGCGCCGGCTCCGCGTGGCCGCCGCGGCCGGGCTCGAGCTGCGCGAGAAGAAGCTGGTCCCGGCCGTCACCTTTGCCGACCTCGAGGAGTCCTTCGTCGAGTGGCTGGACGCCCACGCCGACCGCGAGCGATCGCCGGCGACGCGCGAGGGGTACCTCCGCGAGCTCGCCCTGGTGCTCGAGTACTGGGGCCGGCGGATCGTCGCCCGGACCGACCGGGCCGCCGTCCTGGCCTACGTCGCCGAGCTGCGGAAGGCCGGGCTGGCCGGACAGACGATCCGGAACCGTCTCGGCCGGCTGCGCCAGCTGGCCCGGCTGGCGGTGACGCTGGGGTACCTGCCGGCGATGCCGGAGATCCCGGTCCCCCGGCCCGGGGACACGACGCCCCGGACCGCGGCCACGGAGGACGAGCTCGTCGCCGGCCTGAAGGCGTGCCCGGGTCCTCAGGCGAAGGCCGCCCTGCTGCTGGCCGCGGACGCCGGGCTGCGGCGCATGGAGATCGTCGAGCTGCGCGGCCGGGACGTCGACCTCGAGGCCCGCTGGCTGACCGTGCGCCGCGGGAAGGGCGGGAAGCCCCGCCGGGTGCCGATCCTATCGGAGCGCCTGCTGGACGCCCTCACGGCCTGCCGCGCGGGGGCCGGCGACCGGGTCTGCTTGGCGGACACGGGGCCGACGCTCGACTCCCGGCTGAAGGGGCTCCCGAGCCTCCACCGCCTGCGCCACTACCGGGCCAGCCGCTGGGCGAACGACCGCAGAATTCCGCTTCCGACGGTCATGGCGTGGCTGGGACACGCCCGGCTGGCGACGACACAGCGGTACATCCACGCGGTCCCCGACGTCCCGGAAGGCGTATGGGAGGCGAACGAAGGGACCCACGACAGACCCACGGGGAAGGTGGTCCGGATCGCTGGGAACCCCCGTGGGAGTAGGAGAGGCGCCGGTCGGAATCGAACCGACGAATAAGGGTTTTGCAGACCTTGGCGCCTGGGGGCACGCGCGGCCACAGACGAAGAATCAGCGAGTTAGAACCCGGTCGAACTGCCGCAGAGGGCACAGGCGGCCCCACGAACAGACCCAAACAGACCCACGCCTACCACGTCACCAGCACTGCTCCCGCGCCGGTCCAATGCCCGTCGCCGGCCAGCGCCCAGGCAGCCGGCTGGAGCGCCACGCGCCCGCCCAAGGCCGGCCCGGTCGCCGCGGCGCCGTAGACCCACTCCCCGTCGACGAGGCCCACAGCGGGCCCCACGCCCCACCCAGCACGCCTCCGCGGTGCCGGCGCGGCGACGAGGAACTCCGTCGCGTCCGTCTCCCACGGCAACCGGGCGAGGAGTTCCTCCGGCTCCGGGGTGACCCTCACGATGTCGACCGAGCCGACCACGAACATCGACCCCTTCCGCGTCTGCAGCGTGGCCTGGGTCCCCTCGAGCCGGACGGAAAAAGGAGCCGGGGTCGGCGGCGAGAGAACCGACCCCGGCTCGTCCTGCGGGGGGGAGGAGGAGCCATCGCATGGCGACGACGGCACGGGAATCTCGACGGACTTCGTCCGCCACTTCACGACCTCGCGCGGAGTCGACCCGCGGGGCGCCGCGGCCAGCTGCTCGCGGAGCTGGTCGGCGTCGTCGAGGGCGTCCTTCAGCTGGCGCTCGGTCTGCTGCTGGGCCACCGCCAGGCCCTCGGCCCGGAGCTCGGCTTCCTCGGCCGTCTGGCGCAGGTCGTCGACCTTGTTCCCGCGGTTCACCAGGGCGCACGTCTGGATCGCGAAGACCGCGATCACCAGGGGGATCAGGGCCCAGCTCCAACTGACTCGCATCGCAACACCCTCCTGGCCGAGGCGTAGGCCAGCTCGGCCACGACCCACGGGAAGCCCGCTTCGTGCAGCGTCCGGAGCGTCGCGTCCCGGCGGACGCCGTCCCGGATCATTCTGGCGGCGAGGCGCTCGGCGTCCCGCCGTTCTTCCCAGCGAGACCGCCGCGGAACGCCCCGGGCTCCCACCTGTCGGCGATCTTGTTCGCCGCCCGGGCGGTCAGCGCCGCCACCACGATGCCCCCGACCCAGGCTATGAGGGTCGACAGGGCGTAGATCAAGTCCGGCGTGAACCCCGACGGCGGCTCCGACAGCCGAAGCACGATCAGCGTCCAGCCCAGGTAGGACAGGATCAGTAGTACGTTCCGATACCCGGCCAGCCTCGGCGTCATCGTTCCTCCACTCCGCCCGGATCGCGTCGATCGCCGCGGCCAGACGCCGGACCTCGCGGGCGTAGACCCGGACGCAGCCGTCCCCGAGGAGCTGGTAGCCGTCGTCGGGGCAGTCGGCAGGGAACGGCAGCCGGGCGAACGGCTCCGCCGCCCGGAGCAGCTCCACGACCTCGGCCTCCAGCCACGGCGGGCGGTCAGGCCGTGTCATGCGGCAACTTGCCCGCGTCCACGGCCATCAGCGAGGCCAGCACGGCGTCGGCGTCGTTCAGTTTCACCGTCGCCAGCGCGACCTGCTCCGAAGCCACGGCCACGATCCGGGCGAGATCGTGACGCGCCTTCCTCGTGTTCATCCACGCCTCGCGCAGCATCTTGTCGAACTCGACCTTCGTCTTCGGGAGGGCTCGGGCCTGCGGGAACGGCACGCTCACACTGCCTCCTACGGCCAGTTGACCGGGACACACGGATCCCGGTCGAGGTTGTAGAACCGGATCCTTCCGATCTGCCGGACGAACATCTCCGGCTTCGCCCACTTCGGGGCTGGGATCGAGAGGTCGAAGTAGCTGTCCGCCCCGGGAACCGGGTTCGGGATCTCGCCCCGCATCGCCGCCCCGGAGATCTCCAGACATTCCCACCAGCTCGGGTCCGTGTCCGTCGGCCAGATGACGAGCTGGGGGTCCCCGAACGCGGTCATCGAGGAGTACTGCCACTTCTTCGCGATCACCGACATGACCGACTTGCCCCACCACGCCGGCCGGGCCACGCGGTTCAGGACCGAGTACGCCACCGCGGCCCGGCACTCGTCGGACTCGCCGCGGGACTCGCGCCACACGACGAGCCCGAGGAAGACCTGCTCGGAGATCGCTCTCAGGTCGGCGCTCATGGGGTGATCCGATGCGCCTGCAGCAGCGCGATCACGTCTGGCACCCGGAATAGGAGTTGAACCAGGACGACACCCAGGACCGAGTACATCAGCTTTGACATCCTGGCCCGCTCGGCGGCTCGCTCGATGGCCTGGCGCTCGAGCTCGGCAACCTGGGCGACCAGGCCCAGCGTCCCATTACCCCGCAACAGCTTCTCGTGATGGTCCAGTCGGCGGGAGAGATCGGTCCGGCAGAGTTCCTCTCGGCGCTGGCCGGCGTTGCTGCGCTCGAGCAGGGTGGCGACGTTCGTCTCGATGACGCCCAGGCGTTCGTAGATGTCGGACAGTTCGGTCACGGCGGACACTCCGGCAGATGGGGGAGTCGCCGCGGTGCCCCCTGGAAGCACGGCGTCTCGCAGGTGTCGGTCCAGTTGTCCCGTGGCAGCGGCCCCGTGTGCTGCGTGTAACCCTTGAGGCAGGCATAGGGGAGCACTTCGACGGGTGCCATGATGCTCCACTCGGAACAGAGGTCAGGGCCGCCCGCGGTGTCCGGCATACACGCCTTGACCACGATCGCGTCCCCGTAACAGGCCGTCCCTGGCAGGTCCTTGCAGGTGCTGTTCGTGCTCGCGCACTCGGTCACGATGTAGCTCGTCTCGCCCGGCGTCCTCAGAGCGAGGACGTAGTAGGTCGCCCCGGTCGACGCCAGCCAGCAGACCCGCTCGTCACCGAGTACCCCTACCCGGTCGTTCGAGCAGTCGTCGCTCATGCAGGCGTGCGCCGCGGGGGCGGCCAACACAATTAGGACCGCCACCAGCCGGCGGAGGCTCACAGATCGACGCCCTCGGCCATTCCCACAGCCATCAACTGCTTGGCGTCCCGCTCGCTCATGCAGACGATGTCGCCCTGGTGCCATTCCTGGAAGTCGATCAAGATCCGAACCTGCATCGTGTTCATCCCGGTCCTCCTACTGCATGACGTAGAACACCTGGCATTGAAGGTCCGCCGTCGTCGGCGCGAACGTCGACGCGGTGACAGCTTGCATGTTGACGTACGAGTCCGCGCTGACGTTGCAGTTCGACGAGCAGGACGTGTCGCTGTATGGCGTCGACGCGGCCCAGGCCGTGGACGTGTCCCGCGTGATGTCCGTACTCGAGCCGGCGTTCAGGACCGTGACGGCCAGCGTCCCGCCGGTTTTCGCGGCGTTGACGTAGCAGACCATCCCGGTGAGGGTGATCGCGTAGGGTGTATACCAGCGGACGAACCCGTCGCCGTAGACGCCGACCCTCATGTTACTCGTCCCGCTCGCAGGGAGGTTCGAGAAGCTGAACGTGAACGCCCCCAGCGTCTCGTTCTTGCACGTCAGGTTCCCGCTGGCCGCGATCGTCGTCGCCACCGTTCCTGTCGAGCAGTCGGACGGGTTGGCGTCGAGCGCCAGGGCCGTCGTCGCGGCGCCGCCCTCGCTGGCCGAGCCGGCGTAGTTCCCGGTCGTGTCCGTCCCCAGCGCGACGCTGTCGGCCTTGACGGTCGCCGTGATGTTCGGCGAGGAGTACGCGAAGTTGATGTCCCCGCCGTCGTCGAAGTTCGGTGTCGTCGTGGCCGACCCGTCGACGGTGACCTCGTCTCCGCTGTCGTCGTCTCCGCAGACCGGCATCCCGGTCGTGAGATCGTAACCGAGCGCCGACCCGTCCCCGTCGCAGTCCCCGAGCGACCCGGTCCAGATCCATTTCCCGGCGCCCGTCGCGCCGTTCAGCGTCACGTTCCCGGACCCGTCGACCTCGAGGTCCGCGGTTCCGTCCGAACCGACGTCGACCGTCCCGGCCTCCACCGATCCAACCGTCAGGACGCCGGACAAGAGGTCGAACTGGAAACCTGAGTCCCCGATCAGGTTCCCGGCGTAATTAAAGATCACGTCCCCGGACGACCCGATCACCGGGGCGTCGGCCGCGCAGTCGCAGTTGTAGTCGTATCCACCGACGCCGAAGCAGAAGTCATCCGCGGCGTCGTACGTCCCATCGTCGTCCTCGTCGAAAAAGAACCAGTTCGTGTAGGACGGGGCGCACAGCTTGAACTTCAACTTCGCGCCGACCCCGAACTGAATGAACCCGTACCCGTCCAGGAGACGGATGCCCGAGTTCCCAGCCGTAGTCCGCACGATCTCGAAGTCGGCGAACCCGTTGTCGTCCGCGTCAAACAAGAATGACTCGGGCGATGCCGTGTTTTTGTTGACGAACGTCGACTCGACCTCGTTCTCCATCGTCCCGTCGACGTCGTCGTCCGTTCCGGCAAGGGACTTCGCAGCGTTCAGCTGAACCCAATTTCCTGACCCGGAAAGGTCGCACCAGTAGAGGTATCCCGAGTTGTAGCAGTAGGCTCTCGAACTGCCTCCGGAACTTGAGCAGGACCCCGTGCAGGATCCGTTCGCGTAGTAGAAGATCGTCGACGGTCCGCTGTTGTAGTCGATCCCGAACTCCTGGTTCGCCGTGTTGTCCGAGTCCTCGTTGGCGTTGAACCAGATCCGTCCGTTCCCGGCGTCGCGCCAGACGTAGGGTTGCGTGTTCGTCTGGTTCGAGTCCAGGCCCGCGGCGTACTGGCCGCAGCCGCCGTCCCCGGCGGCGCACAGCCGCGTCCCGGACAGGGGCGGCGCGACGTTGAAGTCTGACGCCAGCGCGGTCGCGGAACTGTCGATGCAGAACTGGTCGTCGCCTTCGCTGTCGGTCCAACAGAGGACTTGAGCGTCCTGCGTCCCGGTCGTCGCATAGGTCCCCGACTTGAAACAGGCCGACCCGGAACACGACCCGACGTCCGTCACATCCCCGGCGCCGGCAGACGTCCAGGACGGATCCCCTCCAGACCCGCCGGACGTCATCACCAGGCCGGCCGTCCCGCTGTCCGTGATGTTCGCCAAGGGCAGCGTCCCGGTGATGTCGAGTCCGAGGTTGACGGCGTTGCACGTCGGCGCCGCGCTGGCGTCGAGCGACCGAATGAACTGGTTGGTACACGTCGCGCCGCCGTAGATCGACACGACCCCCGTCGTCGTCGTGTTTTTCATCAGCCCGGTGCCCAGGGCCGACAGGGCCTGTTCGGCCGACAACGTCCCGTCCGCGGTCTGCGTGATGTACGTCGCGGTCGTCGGCGCCCCGCCGGCAGACCCCGTGACCTTCGTCCAGGTGTTGCTGCTGTTGCACATCCAGATCTCGGGAGTGGTCGACGCCCAATAGCCGCACGCGGCATGGAGGTTCGAGGCACAGGCCGGGGACGTCGGCGGGGACGCGTTGCAGACCGGAAGGTCGCGGACTTTCCACAGCGACGACTCGCAGACGTAGATCCGATGGTTCGACTGGTCGACGATCGGCGGGGACGCCGAACACGACCCGCCCACAGCCGGAAGGGACGTCGTGGCGTAGACCGGGCCGTCCGCTCGAGCGGGCGCGACGACGAACAGGAGCAGCGCCGCGACTACGGCAGCGCGGTGCCGAGATAGACCCATGCCCATGACCCATCTGCCTTCTGCGCGGACCAGCAGAGCTGTGCGCGGACGGAACCGTTTCGGAGGACGACCAGGGCGTTCGGGACGGTACTGGCGGTCGGCAGCGAGGTATGGACCTTCGACACCTGGAGGCCTTCTGTGAACGACCACAGCGCGGCCACGGACTCGGCCTGGGCGAGCGCCCCGTACTGCGGATGGTCGTCGTCCGACAGGCCCGTCAGCGCGCCGTGGTCCGTGACCCCGCCGCCGCCGCCGCCGGTGACGGTCGCGTTCACCGCCCCGCCCGACGTCAACTGGACCGCCCGGCCCGTCGTGTCGACGAAGAAGAGTTCCCCGACCCCGGAGACGTCCTTAACCTGGAGCGACCCGTCCGTTCCGGGCGCGATCAGCAGCGACGGCTGCGCGGTGATGGAAACCTTCTTCACAGGAACCTGAACCCGTACCAGGACGTCAGCCCGGCGGTGAAGGCGCGCGAGACGTAGCAGGTGTCGGCGCCCTCGGTGTAGTTGATCCACAGTTCCGCGGTGACGGGTCCGGTCGGGAGCGCGCCCTGGACCGCGTCGAACAGGACCGTCGTCGGGATGGTGATCGTCCCGTTCCCGTCGCTCGATGCGCCGACCGTCGTCCTCGCTCCGGTCGCCGAGCCGATCTTGACCCAGAGATCAGCGCCAGCCGCCCAGGCCCCGCCCGAGACGTAGCCGAACTGAACCGAGAAGTCGAGCGACAGGCGCATCCCGACGCCGTATCCGAGGTCGCCGTCCCAGGAGTCCGGGAAGCAGACCCCGACGTCGCCGACCTTCTCGTCGGACCCGCCGGTCGCCGTGAACGACGCCAGCGACCAGGAGAAGGGCGAGAAAAACTGCGCGAAGTCCCGTCCCATCAGCGACAGCGTCAGGTCGGGAGTCCACAGCTTCCCCGACGCGTATGACCCTGACGTGACGGGCGCCCACAGCGGCATCGCCTAGTCTCCGAACCGAAGGTTAGCGCACAGCTTCTCGGTCGACACCGTCAGCGTCCCGCCGGTGACGTTGTAACCCTGAACGGTGATCGTCCGGTAAGTCCCATACCAGCCATCGGGAACCGTCAGCGCCGACGTACACAGGGTCAGCGTCGTCGAGTTCGTCGACGCGTCGGTCCCGAACGTCGACGACGCGACGTCAGCGATCCGGAAATGCGCAACCGACGTTCCGCCGACGCTGTTTTTCATCCAGAGCGTCAACCGGACCAGCTCCCCGGACCGGATGAAGTTCGGATACCGGATCCCGAACGTAAACAGCGTCGCGCCCCATAGCGTCGTCGACGTCGTGGTCTTGTCCGGCGTGACGTACTGAGTCGACCCGGCCTGCTTGACGCATTGGTCCCGGTCCCACAGGTCACGCCCGAGGACCTTCGCGCCGTCCCCGGACAGCGTCCCGTCGACCGTCCGCGTCGGCCAGGTCGTCGCCATCAGTCCTCCAGCCAGCACCAGGAGTCATACTGGCCGGCGACGTTCAACGTGCCGCCGGTGCAGGACCCCCAGATCTCAATGGTGACGGGTTCCGGAGCGCCTAGGGTGTTGACGAGCGCCGGGAAGATCGACAGGTTCGGCGACGGCGGTCCGGACCGCGCGGCGCTGCCCGTGTTCGTGACGGTGACGTTCGACGACTGCGACCCGGAGATGATCGTGTACCAGGTCCCGGTCCCGGCCGAGACGTAGCAGGACAGGTTGATCGACAGCTTCTTCCCGACCGCGGCATCGTAGTTCATGACGACGACAGAGGCCATCTTCTTGAGGGTCGTCGCGGTCTGGTTGGCGAAGTAGATCACGAACGGCTGCTCGCGCAGGACCTCGTCCCGCGCGACCAGCGCCGCGACGCGGGACGTCCGCACGGCCTTGTTCGGGTCGAACTCAGCGCGCGTCGTGGTCGGCCAGGCTGTCGGCACCGTTCCTCCTACCAGAACACATAACCCGTCTCGTTCGCCGAGCCGACCGTGTTCGTCGTGGCGTTCCCCCAATAACCTCCGGTGTCCTTCTCCGACTGCGACGCCGAGTCATAACTGTCCGTCGCACCGTCGCCCATGATCCGCAGGAACCGGCCCGAAACGTTCAGGTCGATCGCCCGGTACTTCACCGTCGACGGCGACGAGTCCTCGCGCTCGACGATAAAGAAGGATCGCGCCAGCGGGGACCCCGTAGCACCCAGGATGTGCCTGGTCGTGATCGACACCGTGTCCCCGATTGCCAGGGACCCGTTTTTCAAGTCGACCTCGAACTCGATCCAGCGGATCCCGTTGCCCTTCCGGGTCGTCATCCGGCGCGCGATGTTCAGCGCGCGCCCGATCGGGATGGCCGGGTCGAGCAGAGCGTCCGTGATGACCTCGGACCTCTTGTCGCCGTAGTTACTCGACTGCTCGAGCGACGCGTCGATCACGATGATCCCGCGGGAGTACCGTTCCGTCAGGGTGTTGTTCGCACCGCCGCCGTCCTCGTCGGGATCGAACCAGAACGCGACCCGCGTGATCCGGGCGTCCATGTCCTCGACCACGGACACGGAACCCTCGACCAGGTTGTCGTCCGTCAGCGACGCAGTCGACGTCGCAGGAGGTCCGATCACGCCGGCACAGAACTTCCCGGCGTCGTCCATGTAAACGATGATGTTCCGCGGCTCGCGCAACCGCGTGATGAGTTCCGTGACCCGCATCGGCTTCCGGATGAAGGCCGCGATGTCTGGCGACGACCAGTACCCGTCCCGGACCGCGTCGAAGGTCGCCGTGTTGATGTCGGCCGCGGGGACGGACGCCCATTCGAGCAGATCCAGCATCGCGTCCGTGGCCGTGCGCGGGACCGCGGACGTTCCCAGGGCCAGGACGTGTTGAACGGCCTTCCCGGCCTTGTGCGCCGCGGCCGACGTCCCGAGCTGTCCACGCGTGACAGTCATCGTGTTCGTCGATAACGTGGTCAGCTTCATGACCTCGGCTTCAACCTGGACGTATACCGACGACCTGGTGATCGCGGTCGGGTTCGGGAACTGCGATCCGTCCTTCACGTCGAACGACGTCGCGGCCGCGTCGATGTCGGCCTTCAACACGTTGGAACTCGAGATCGTCCAGGGCGCGGTCTGCTTCGACAGATCTGCCCAGGCGCTCGCACATTTCATCTGGACCCGCGTCCCGGAGACGGTGATCTGCTTGATCTTGTACGTCGGTCCGATCTGGACGAAGTCGGACAGGCCGAAGGACGACGTGAAGAAGCCACGCAGGATCCGGACGGGTCGGTTCGCGTAATTCCTGTTCCGCGCCAGGAGGTTGCGCCAGAACTCGCCCGACGTCCCGCTGTTGTAGCGGCTGGCCCCCTTGTCCGGGTCCGGTGGCAGGGGCCGGTAGTCGAGCAGGAACTCGACCGTCACCGCGGCCGGGAAGATGGTCAGCTTGTCCGGGTCGACCGTCTGCGGGATCGGGACGATCCGCGCCAGGTACGGCAGCGCCGGGTTCGCGTTGTCCGGCCACGGGACATCGTTCAGGCAGAACCTCCAGGTCCGCGTCGTTTTCGTGTACGCGGACGGGTTCTGGCACGTCTGCCAGGTGTAGTAGCAGCGCGCCCCGTCCCCGAGGTCCGCCGCGACCCCGCAGCCGCCGCCGCCCGACGTCCCGTACAACAGCGAGCAGCGGTCGAGGTCGATCTCGACCAGCCATTGGACGCGGCGCCCGAACGCGTCGACCTGGGCTGTGTACGCGGCGGTCGGCATCAGATCGGTTCGTGGACGTCGGCCTCGAGGACCAGCGTCCGATAGGAATGCGTGATCCCGAACGGTTGCGCCGCGGACCGCAGGAGGCAGAACAAGCCGACGTTGTCCACGGCCAGGTCATACCCGAACGCGAACGGGTTCTGTGCCGCGTGCGCGCGGAAGTCGACGTCGAAGTTCGGGAACGACTTCGTCCAGAACTCGGAGTTCGAGAACCCCGGTTCCGGCCATTCGAGCGACAGCCGGCGGCGCGACGACGTGAAGTTCGCGCCCAGCGGGAACCCCGTTTCCGAGAACGACTCCTCGCGCTCCGGGCGCCAGCCCTTGAGGTCGTGGCCCTGCTGGATCCCCATCGGCATCTCGAGCGCCTTGCCCAGGACGACGACGCCGATCTGCGGGGCCGACGCGAACCCGCCCGACGCGGCCAGCGACAGGGTGAAGGTCGTCCCGGTCGCCGTCGAGAACCCGGCCATCCAGTACTTCGTCCCCCAGGTCGACGCGATCGTCCCGATCGACACGGAGGACGGTGACGTCAGCGAGACGGTGACGTCCTTCCCCTGCGAGCCGAGGTTGTGGCCGGCGATGAAGATCGTGTCGACGGACGTTGACGCCACGGTGACGGACAACGTCGCAGGGGACGTCGTGACATTCGCCTTCCAGGAGAAGGCCGCACCAGGACGCCAGTCCGTGATGTTCGAGGCCAGGTATCCGCTCGCGGTAGACGACGCAGTCACGGTGCCGAGAGCGTAGACGTTGTGGAACAGCAGCCGCGGGTTCATCGTCCGGCGCTCCGTAGTTCGCGGGTCATCTGTTCGGACAGTTCGCGCGCGAAGGCTTCCAGGTTCTGGATGTAACCCTGGCCCGTGATGACCACGTTAACGACCGTCTCGCGCTCCCCGCTGACTGTCGACGGGACGGCCGGCACGATCTCCTTCCCGCCAGGCCGGCCCTTCCCGCCGGCCCCGCTGCCTCCGGTTCCGCTCGAGAAGCCACCGGACACCGCCGCGATCACGCCCCAGGCCGCCGCCGCGATGGCGAACTTCGCAGCCGCCGCGTAGAACTGCGGGGCCGTGCCGCCCAGGATCGCGGTACCGACTCCGGTCGACGCCATGATCCCGAACGCGAGGTTCTGCAACGCGTATGCCAGGTTCATCGTGACCATCTGCTTTGCGATGGTGTTCAGGGCCTTCTTCCACGACGTCTCGCCCGCGAGCGCGGCCATGATCTGCGCCGTGGCCAGACCAGCGAAGGCCTCCGCGTTCAGCTTGACGGCTTCGTGTGTTGCGATCTGCCCGAGCGTGAGTTCGTTCGTCGACTCCGTCAGCGGCGGGACGAGTCCCATCTGAACCGCAAGTTGCCGATTCATCTCGCCTAGACCTGAAACGAGGACGTTCAGGACGTCCGTCATCTCCGTCCAGCCCCGAACGATCGCCGCGATCCGGTCCTCCTGGAACATCGTCCCGGCGCCCCATTCGCCACCAGAACCGACGTTGTTCCAGGCCTCGTCGCCCGACCCGAGTCCGAACCAACCCGTCCCGCCGTCCTCCTGCGAGGTGAACTTCGCGTTCGTCTGGTCGATCAGCTCGAACAGGCCTTGCAGCTTCCAGTATTCTTTCTCTGTGGCCTCGACCATCCGGTAGACGTGCGCGACCGACTCATCAAACTCCTTCTTCACCCGCTCGGACTCAGATGCCAACTTCTTCGACTCGGCGACGGACTTCTCGAGTCCTTTGAAGACGCGATCCCAGTACGCCGTGTCCTCATCCGGCTTTATGGCCCCGGCCGGTTGGTAGTTCTTGGCCTTTGGCGCCAGGCTCCCGAGCGCCGCCAAGAACTTCATCTGGTTCTCGCCGAACAACAGAGATCCGAGTGACCCGGGCCCCGTCACGTTCTCTTTCAGTAGGGTGGAAACGAGCTTGATCGTTCCAGCGTAGCCACGAACTGCCGTATCCAACTCGAACGTCTGAACGATGAAGTCCCCAAAGTCTTCCTTGGTCTCTCTGTAGGCGACCCCCAGGTCGCTCATCGCTGTCTTGAACTCCTCCGAGCTGCGAACGGCATCCGCGAGGAACGCGACCAGGCCAACGCCAACCAGGGCTGCAGCCGCCGCCGCAACCGTCCCGAGCGTCAGTCCGAGCGCCGCGACCCCCGTTGCTGCCTGGTCCGATCCCGCAGCCATGTTTCGCAGCGAGAGTTCGAGTTCCTCGGCTCTCTGACGAGTGTCGTGGATCGTGTCGAGGAACTCGTTCATCCGCTGCTGCGCCGGGCTCAGCCCGTCCGACGCCGCCGCGCCGGCCAGTGCCATACTCCCGCTGAATTCGCGCAGTTTGGTCTGAGCGGTCGCCGTGTCGACTTCGACGACGACCTTCAGGCCTTCTACGGGTCCGAACATCGGAACTCCTCGAGCGCGACGGGCGCTAGGTCAGCCGGCGGGATCGAATGAACGGACCCGGCCCGTTCGCGGTTCTCGACGGCCTCGAACAGGTACCGCGCCTGGGACAGGACGTGTTGCTGCTCGCCCGGCGGGACACGCAGGACGTCGAGCATCGGGATCCAGGCCTCGAGCCGCGGGGTCAGGTAGACGCCACCGCCCTCGAGTCCCATCGGGGACTGGTTGACGACCTGATCGCGAACCGCCTGGAAGTACTCGATCACGAACCAGTCTCCCGACGTCAGGCGTTCTGCGGCCGAACACGCCAGGCAGGGCAGCGCCTTGCAGCCGGCGTGGTCGTCCGGTACGGCCCCAGGGTTCCGGATCAGCGGCACCGCCCATCTCAGGAGACGGAGCCGCTGCCTCCGTTTCCCTCGTCCAGCCACGCCGAGAAGTCCGCGATCCGACCTTGGACCCAGGCCATCAGTCCGGGGACCTGGTCGAGCAGCGCGACTCGGTTCTCGATCGTGTTCGGCAGCGGGTCGTCGTTCTGGTCGACGATCCCGCGGAAGTCCCGGAACCAGTTCTCGCCGATGTACTTCGCCAACCCCTTCAGGTCGCGGTCGTCGTTCAGCACGCGGAACCGCGCCGCGACGCGGTTCATCTCCGAGGTCGTCGGACAGAACAGTTCGACAGAGAACTCCGGGCGCCCGTAATGGAACCAGCGCCAGCGGGACTCGTCGTCGTTCAGAGCGACACGCAGCATGGGTCCTCCGTTATGCCTGGCCGATCGTGAGGGTGAACTCGGCGCCCTCGGCCGCGCCGGACGCAGTCTTGACGTCGAACTCGATGTCCAGGATCCGGGCTCCACCGCGCTCGCCCATCGTCACGTTCTGGTACTGGATCAGCGACGAGGACAGCGACCATTTGTTCCCGGTGCCTGTGCCGATGTTCCCGGTCGACAGCGCGCCCGTGGTCCCGTTCCGGACCTGGGTCCAGTACGCGATGTCCAACAGGGTCGTGTCCTCGGGGTTCATCTTTCCCTTCGGCGCCCGGTTCATGATCCGGTAGCCGCGCAGCCCGGTCGGGGCGTTCGCCTCGACGTACTCCTGGATGTCGTTCCCCAGGTCGAGTTCCAGGGTTTCGAGGATCGGGGTTTCCGTCCCGATCGTCGACATCGTGGCGCCGACGAAGTTCGGCGGGACGTTCGTCGACACGCCGGACGTGGGAGCGATCGCGCCGTCCACCGTCTCCCAATGGCACCCCATCACGGTGAACTGGAGGACCGCCGGTTCCCCGGCCTTGGCGATCAGCTTCAGGTTCGCCTGGCAGCCGCTCATCTTGTAGATCTTCCCGTCCTCGTAGTACCAGACGGAGTACGAGCGGGCCGGGTAGATCGTCGCGCCCGTGAACGTCTCGGACGGTGCGATCGTGTTGCTCGAGCCGGGCGTGTTCGTGACAGACAGTCCGCACATCTTCAACTGGTCGGCGTAGTAGAGCGCCGCGCCGGCCGTGCCGGACTGGCCGCGGAGGTAGATCGAATACGTCAGCTCGCCCTTGATGCGCGCGCCGGCCATGTTGGCGACCTTGCCCCACGTCTGGTTCAGCGTCCGGACCGAGATCAGGTCCGGTGTCGACTTGAAGCTGACGTCGAAGGCCGGGAACCTGTTCGTGTCCGCCATCGTCGTTTCCGCGGTAAACGCGGTTGCTTCCGGCTTCACGGCGATGATGCCTTTCCACGGAGAGATGACAGCCATCAGGCCTCCTTACCGTCGACGGCGACGGCCTGGCCGTTCTCGACCAGGTAGTCCGCAACCTCGCGCGGGACGTCGAGAACGGTTCCGACTTCGTATCCGCCCTCGGCGAGGTTGACCCCGGCCTCGATCGAGGCCTGGGTCACGATGAAATGGGACCGCACGCGTATCTTCATGCTACGTCTCCGAGACGGTGTGGGACGGCGGGACGCCCTGGCCGGCCTGGCCTTCGCCCGCGGATCCCTCGTTCATGTTGACGGTGATGCGGAACGTCAGGTTGTCGACGACGATTCGGCCGCCGTCGTCCACGATCGCGTCCGACGTCGCAGACCGGACCTCGTTCAGCCGCGCCCAGCGGATGTACCCGGTCGAATCCATGAGGGTCGGGTAGTTCCGGAAAACGCGCGCGATCGCGGCGGCGTACCGCTCGGTCCGCTTCCGCATCGCTCCAAGCGGGGCCATGTTCCGGTTCGCGTGGGTCAACCGAATCATGATGTCGACCTCGGACGGAAGGGCCTCGCGCACGCCAGCGACCCAGGCCGGGAGTCGCTTCTCCTGATCGACGAACCGGGTCGATTCTGCGAAAACCTCAACTGACACGACGTCCGAGGATAGCTCCGCGCGCGGGGACGTGTACCAGCGATCGGCGCTAGGTAGAGTGATCGAATCCCCGCGCTCCGAGGCGATCTTCGTGAGTTCCGACGGCAACCCGTTCGCGTTCTGAAGCGCGACTAGGACTTGGGCGACGGCCCGTTCAGCAAGCAGGACGGCCACGGGTCCTCCTTCGAGTCCGCACGTCAGGACGTCAAATAGAACGGTTCGGAGCGGATCGAAATTGGTCTGCGGGACGGCCAGGGTCAACCGACAGGACGTACCCAGGGCAACGAAGGCGCCGTCACGGGCGTCCCAGGCCGACTCCGCGAACGGGTAGGCGTCGATCACCGCCTGCTGGGTCCCGTCCGGCCACAGGATATCGAGCGTCCACGGGATCCCTGGGCTGGGCGGCTGCCAGTCCTTGGCGAACACGGAAACCCTGTACATCTTTCCGTACTCGAAGCCGGTCACGTCGACGTAGGACGAGCCGGTCGTGTAGACGTAGGGGATCAACTCGCCATCCCCGACCCGGCCCGTGGTCATCGCCAGGCAGCGCGACCCCTGGTACGACTCCAAATCGTAGTACCCGGCGCTTCCAACCATCATCCAGTCGGAGTCCGCCTCGAACGACGGGTTTGGGATCGTCGGCGGCATCAGGATGCCCTCGCCAGGAGCCGCACGCGCTGCGCAGCGATCCCGCGGATCGCGTCGAGCGCGACGCGGCCGAGTTCGATGTCCTGGGCCCGCGTGCGCTGGATTGGGTTCCGGACCGGTAGACCCTCTCCGCTCCAATGGCGCTCTGCGTAGTCGACCCGGGTTCCAAGAACGATGTAGGCATTCGGCCCAACGTCCCCGGCCTCGAGGATGTGATCCGGGCCCTTCGAGGTCAGCGATAGCCGCAGCCGGCGGGTCAGCTGCAGGATCTTGAACTCGCCCAGGGTCAGCCGGAACAGCCCGGAGCGATACCGCGCCGGAAGCTCACGGACCTCCTGCAGGAGCCCGCGGCGACCGGCCTTGATGAAGCCCCACTTGGCCCGCTTCTGGATCAGGTACCCCGGGCTGAGCTCGCGCCACCGCTGCCCGCCGGACGCGCCCTCGCTCTCGTAGAGGCTCGACATCATCACTCGGAACCGCGTGTCGACCTGTTCGGCGATCAGCCGGAGATCGGCCGCCGTCATCTCCAGCATCTGCGGAAGCGCCGCCAGGGCCGGGTTCACGCGCGTCGTAACCCTGATCCGCGCATTCGCTGCGCGGTCGGCGTACTCGGCTCGCTTTGCGGCAAGACGGGCTTCCGAAGCCATCAGAACTCCAGCGTGTCCAGCGTTGGGAGGTAGTCGTCGTCGGTCTCGTCCGTCGAGTCGGTCACGAAGCTCCGATCGACGTCCTGCCCGGTGGCGTCCGAGCGGCCAGCCGCGCGGATCGTCGCCACGATGTCGTCGGCGATCGCGAGGTACGCTTTCGCCTTCTCCGGGACGCTCACCGTGTCCCGGGTCTGGTTCATCAGGATGGCGTCGGCCGCAGCCAGGTAGGCGTTCGCCTGGCCGCAGAGCCGGTACAGCCGGGCGTCTGCCCCGGTCGCCAGCAGCGGAGCCGACCCGGTGGAGACGGTCTTCGCCACGCCGATCGAGGCCAGCACGACCTCGAGCGCCGCGGCCCGCCGCGCCATCGTGTCGATCACCTGCTGCTCGGTCGGAACGGTCGACACGCTGAAGGCCCCGCGGCCCACCAGCGCCTCGACGTCGTCGACCAGGCAGAAGCAGTCGTTCTCGGTCAGCGCCACTGCGAGTCCCTCCGGCGCCGCGTGGTCCGGGGCGGAGCGGGAGCCGACACGGGCTTGGTGGAAGGCGCCGGAGCCGAAGCCCCGGCGCTCTCCGCCTTCTTCCTGCTGGCCTTCCTCGCGCCGGCGTCGAAGACCTCGAGGTGGTCCAGGCCGACGGAGGAGGCCTCGCGCTGCTCCGCTTTGCTCCAGGCTGGCAGGGAGATGGTGACCCGCTCACCGCGCGGGAAGACCCGGCCGAAGGCCTCGCAGGACTCAGCCGGCCCGTTGTAGATGAAGACGTGCCACCATCTCGCCATGCTTCACCCCAGCGGCTAGGTGAACTTGTAGCCGCAGACGTAGCGCCAGTCGCCGTACCCGACGTTGAAGTACCCGAAGGACGAGAAGTACGCGTCCTTCGTCATGAACTCGTAGTCGCCGCCCAGGTTGTCCTCGAGCGTGACGTCCTCGGCGACCTGGTAGATGAACGGCTTGCGGGCGCCCGAGGCGTTGAACATGTAGCAGCGTCCGTCCGACGTGGTCGGCGCCGTGAGCCACGGGTTGACCCGGACCTCGAACGCGCCCTGGAGCACGTTCCCGACCGGGCCGGTGATCTGGGACTGGGTCGCGATCCGCTCTGCCACCGTCTTGTAGAGCGGCGGGACCATCAGGACGAGCTTCGCGCCCATCGCCGGCATGACCGGGTCGCCCTCGTTGTCCTTGAAGCCGTGGAGGGCGTCGATCATGGCCGCGCAGGCGGTGTACATCTCGGTGTCGGTCGGGAGCGCCGCCGTGGCTGCCGAGGTCAGGTAGTTGCTCTGGTTGGTCGTGTAGACCGCGCCCGGGTCGGTGTGGTCGGTGTCGAAGAAGTACTGGCTGTCGTAGCAGGTCGCCGTGGCGCCGTTGATAACCAGGTCGGACAGCAGCGACTGCTGGAAGTTGCGGGCCTTCTGGCCGAGGTTGCCGAGCACCGCCTGGACCGCGCCGAGCTTCCCGTACTTCCGGGTCTCGTAGTCGATCGCGACGGTGGCCTCCCACTTCTTGTTCTTGATCGTCCAGTCGAAGGACGGGATCGGCTTGGCGACCTTCGACCCGACCATCTCCCGCATCTTCGGGGCGTAGCCCAGCCAGGGGTAGTTCTCCTGGTCGGCGTTGGAGTCGACACGCTGGACCAGACCGTCGAAGACGGACGGCCAGCTCTCGTAGCTCTGCCAGAACGCGGCCTTCGCGGTCGCGCGGATGAGGGCGTCGGAGTGAGTCAGCGGCATGGGTCAGTCCTCCTAGTATTCCCAGTCCGCAGACGTGGCGTTGTAGATCCACCCGGTGACGCCGGGCCCGAGTTCGACGTAGGCCGTCGAGTCGTAGTACGACACGATCTTGCCGAGCATGCAGTCATTCGCCGCCTCGGTCGCGTCGACGGTCGACACGCAGTCGGCCGGGTTGTCGGTGACGGCCGCGGAGACGTCCATGATCGCGAAGCCGCCGATGTCGGTGTTGTCGATGCTCGACATGCCCTTGATCGCGAAGATCCCGGAGGTGTAGATGTCGACGAGGTCGCCGGCGGCGGTCGTGGTGACCTGACGGGCGCAGATCCCGAGGATCTTGTCGCCCGCGGCGGGAGTGACGGTGGCGGTCGCACCGGACGGTGTCGAGAAGTCCGCCCACACGATCGCGCCCTCGTAGAAGATGTCCGCCGCCGTGCAGGGCACCGAGATCTTGACCGGCGTCCCCATCACCGCGACGTTTGCGTTCTTTGCCAGAACGGCCATGAATTACCCCTTTTTGATGAGCTTGAGATCGGACTCGGACTCGACCGTCGCGAACGCCGGGTCGAGGCCGAGCCGGGCCAGGGTCTCCTTCGCGCCCGCCGGCAGGTCGTCGTCGTCGTGCGACTGACGGCCGGACGAGAGCGCCGCGCCCTTGCGCCCGCGGAGGTGGCTGACGTGGTCCTCGAAGGCCTCGAAGGACGCGAAGGTGGTCTTCATCCACCGCACCGGGTCCTTCTCGCTGCCCTCGAAGACGGCCGCGTCCACGCCGCGGTCGAGCGCCCGGCCGATGACCTTCTTGACGGCCTGGGAGAGGTTCTCGTTCTTCGCCGCGTTGAGCTGCTCGCGGGTCTTCTCGAGCTCCGAGGACAGGGAATCGACCGTCCCCTGCAGCTCGGACTTCGCGGCCCGCTCCGCCCGCACCTGCGCCTGGAGGGTGGCGATCTCGACGCCCGACTTCCCGGCGTCCACGCTGACCTTCTCGGCCGCCTGCTTGGCGGTTTCCAGCGCCAGGCGGGCCGACTTCAGCTCGGCCGCCAGCGCCTCCAGCTCCTTGTCCTTGACGTTCAGCTGCGCCTCGAGGGACGACAGCTTCTCTTCGCTCATGGGATTCTCCTTGATGGAGTTGAGGACAGTCGCGGCGGATTCCGCGGCGATCTGTTCGTTCCGGAAGTGGACGTCGGCCGCCGGCCGGTTCGTGAAGACCCCGCCCCAGACGGCCCAGGTGGTGAAGCTCGCAGTCGGGAGCTCTATCCCCTTCGCGATGTCAACCGAGAACCCGCGCCACTGACCGGCCGCGACCTCCCGGAACAGGTTGGAGGTCAAGAAGATCCGCGCGTACAGGTGGTCGTCGCGGACCTCCATGCCCTCGATGAACCCAGGCGCCGCTCCGGCCGTGTCCGCCCAGCTGCGGTGCGGCTGGACGTTGATCGGCACGGGTCCGGGCCAGGCGGAGAAGTTCGCCGCCATCTGCGCCAGATCCTCCGGCGTGATGGTGAGCTCCCCTTCCCCACCGCCCGAGGTCAGCGCCCGGTTGATGGTGCCGGCCCGGAGAATCGGCATCTCGACGACGCCCGAACCATCGGGGTTCGTCCGCAGGATGCGGAGGCTCGCGGGAGCGGCAGCTGTGAACAGTCCGAGTTCCATGCTCACCTCTCGACGTCGATGAACGGGAACCGCTTCTCGATGTCCTCGGGCAGCCAGGTCTGGGTGCGCCAGTTCGCGTCCTGGGACAGGTCCTTGCTCACCCCGACGTAGATGCAGCGGCAACGCTCCTTGCCCAGGCACTTCGCCGGCGGCATCAGCGCGTAGTACTCGTCCGTCCCGATCTCGACGACGTGCGCGTCGACGTCCAGGCAGGGGTCGCAGATCACGCGGTCGAGGATCCCGGTCCGGATCGCGAAGGTCGCGGCGTCCACCGACCGGGCCGTCTCGAGCGCCATGTCCCGGCCCTGGTTGTAGGCCACGGACGACGCCTTCCGCGCCTGGTCGCTGACCGGTTTGTCCGAGAGCGAGTCGATGAACCGGTCCATCGCGGCGACCAGGGCTTCGCCTTCGAGACCCTCGCGCGTCAGCCGGACGTACTCGGCCAGCGTCTCGCGCATCACGCGGTCCCAGATCTCGCCAATCGACATCTCGGCGAACAGCCGGATCTCGTCGCCGAACACCTCGACCGACTCCCGGAGCAGGACCCGGCCGGCGACCACCTTCCGCGCCGGCTCGCCCTTCCTGGGGTCCGGGGCCGCCGAGGCCAGCCCGGCCTGGCGCCGGTGCTGCCGCTCGAGCTCGTCGGCGACGTGCTGGACGCCCTGCTCCCCGGTGGCGACCATCGGAGGCAGCAGCTCGGCCATCGCCCGCCCCATGCCACGGAACCGGGAGCGGCGCTGGGTGTCGATCGAGCGCCGGGAGATCTTCCCGTCGGCTACCCGCTTCTTGATCTCGTCCTTGACCATCCGGAGTGCGGACTTCAGGGCGATCTCGCAGTCCACCTGTCCGACCCGGAACGCCTCCTCGACCGCGCCCAGGTTGACGTACTCGGCCTCGAGGCGGGTCAGCGGGCGGCGCCGGCTGCCGGCTGACCCGACCGGGTCGAGCAGGCCCAGCGTCGCTGTGTCCGTGGTCGTCAGAGCGCCGCGGTCCTCCTGCGGGTCGTCTTCCGGATCCTCTTCCGGCTCGGGCTGCGGCTTGCCGTTCGGGCCGGGCGGCTGCAGCATCTCGGCCGGCTCGATCTCGTAGGCCTCGTCCGGCAGGACGTAGCCGAGACGCTCGGTGACCTGTCGCCGCAGATCGGGGTGGTCCGGGATCAGCCCGGCTGTCTTGGCGGCGATGAGGCCATCGAGCGTCTCGAGCTGCTCACCCGGCGAGACGTTCGATACCGTCAGGCACGGGTATGCCTGGACGCCACGGAAGTTTCGGTCGACCAGTTCCTCGATGAGACCGGGCATGTTCCCGATCCCGTGCGTCTCCCACTCGCAGATGATCTCGCCGATCGCCCGCACCTGGAGCATCTCGAGCTTCTGCTGCGAGTCGGCGACCGCGCGAGCGCCGCGGGCGGTCTCCCCCAGGAGCATGTGCTTGGTCCCGCCGACGTGCGCGATCTCCTGGTTCTCCATCTCGATGACCGAGCGGGAGCGGTCGATCTCGCCCGTCTCCGAACCGGCGTAGGACACGTCCGCAGCCTCGCCGTCCGAGCCCTTCGGGCCGACGAAGAAGGCATGGGACGGCGCCGTGCCGCGCAGCTCGCGGACGAACGTCTTGAACCGGGTGATCTCCTCGTCCGACCACGACTGCGGGTAGGCCCCGATCGGCGGCGGCGCCCCGACCTTCTGGGCCCAGATCGTCGCCATCCGCTGGACGAAGTCCTTCCGGTACCAGGGACCGTACATCGCCCGGATGAAGGGCGTCCCCTCGAACCGGGCTCCCTTCATGTCCCAGACGTACAGCGCGAGGTCTTCCGCTTCGATCGGGTCCTGCAGCTGCGGCATCCCGCCCGGGCTGTTGTAGGTGCGGAAGACCCCGAGGAACTCGTCCGTCTTCTCGTCCACCCGCCAGCCGTGCGGGTCGACGCTGGACGGCTCGAGCCAGGTCAGGCGGTCGAGGACATGCTTGCCACCGACCGGCCGCCACGACTTCGCGAACATCGCGAACCCGTACTCGAGCATCGACAGGATCTCGGGCAGCCGCTGGGCGGTCCAGCTGGTCTCAGTCCAGTACTCCCGGCCGTACTTCTCGGTCGGCTTCCGCAGCAGCACGGCCGAGACGAAGTCCGCGATCTCGAGGTCGCGCTCGTCCTCGGAGGCCGGCTTTATCTCCCACTTCGCGTTGACCAGTGGCAGGGTGTTGACCCGGAGCGCCCCCTTGACGTGCGGATCGCTCGTCATCTTGGCGAGCGTCACCCACTTGTCCCTGCCGCGGAAGGCTTCGTTGAGCTCGTAATCGAACTCGCCCCAAGTGATCGGGACGCCGCTGGCCTCGCGCAGCGTGCGCTTCGCCGACTGCGCCTCGAGCTTGAGAGTCTGGACCCGGCGCTCGAGCGCCGTCAGCTCGGCGGTCAGTTCCGGCATCAGCCACCGACGGAGTGCGTTTCGCATCAGAAGGCGGCCTCCAGGATCGGATCCGGGGCACGGAACGCCGGCTCGGGCAGTTCCGGCCGGGACGCGGCATGGGTCGGGGCGAGCTGCCACAGCGCGTAGCCCAGGGCGTCGCTGGCATGTGTGCGCTGCAGGTCGGCGGCTTTGTCGATCTCGGTCGTTCCCGGGCGCCAGGCGACGCGCTCGAGGTCGAGGATCAGCTCCCGGCACTTCGGGTCGATGTAGGTCTTCCGGCTGCGGCCGGCGAGGTGGTAGTTCACCAGTTGCACGCGCTCGTGAACGCGCGGGTTCGCTGCTGGCACATTGAACCGGACCGACGTGAAGTGCGGACGTAGCTCTTCGCCCAGCACGGCATAGTCAGTCGATCCGGAAGTCGACCGCGCCTGGCCGGCGGCGTCTCCGGTGACCGTCAGGTCGAAGCACTGACCCTTGTAGCGGCGCACGAACTCGCGAGCGGCCTCTTGAGTCGACCCGCCCTGACCGAGCGCGATCTCGTCGATCACGCGGATCTCACCCGGTAGGAGTTGCAGTACTTCCCAGCGCATCGCGTCGACGTTGAAGTCGCAGGCCAGGACCATCGGCAGGCGGCGCTCGTGGATGAGCTCGCAGACGTGGGTCGCCCGGGAGAACTGGTTGTAAGCCCTGCCCTGGCGCAGCGGGACGAACGCGCCGCGGGCGTAGGTGTCGAACAGCGCCCGGTCGTAGCCGTAGGTCGCCTTGAGCTTCTCGGGGTAGTCCGCCAGGGAGGCGTGCCAGTGGCGGGCCCAGATCGTCCGCCGGCCGGACTGCGGGTCGGGGTCTCCGAACAGGTCGGCCAGCCAGTTGATCCCCTCGGGCGTGCCGGCGAGGGCCATCTGCTTGACGGCGGAGAGCGGATGCCGGATACGGGAGCAGGCGACGTCGTAGGCTTCGCGGCTGATTTGCCCGGGCTCGTCCACCATCGCGTCGCCGACGTTGACGCCCTTCATGCGGTCCGGCTCTTCGGCCGACATCAGCCAGGTGAAGGTGCCCCAGGGCCAGCGAAAGCATCCGCGCTGGTGTTGGACTTCGACCGGGAACCCGAGCGACTCCCAGATCGCCGGCCATTCGCGCTTGTGGATCCGCTCGGCCATGCCGTGGGTCGGGACGAGCAGGAGGCCGTCGCACTTGGCGTTGGCAAGCCGGAGCAGCAGCTGCTTGACGGCCAGCCCGTAGGTCTTCCCGCATCCGAGCGGTCCGATCATCGCCAGCTCGCGCGACGTCTGATCGGCCCAGAACTGCTCCTGGTGCGGGAGGCCTCTGACCGACAGCTCAGTCATCCGAGCCGCCGATCGCGATCGCTTCGGCCTTCTGGATGACGATCTTCAGCGGTCCAGACGGAAGGTCGATCTTGGTGTGGACGTCGAGCGTCTGTCCGGGCCTCCCGTAGCCGTGCTCGAAGGTCTTCAGGAAGGCCTCAGTGTCCCCGGCGTCGAGCTTGGCGCGGAGGTTGGCCTCGTACTTTCGACGGAGTGATTCTTCGTCAACGAGACGACGGAACCATTCACGCCCTTTCGGGTTGATCGGCTTGAGCCCGCTTCGTCCCTTGACGCCGGCCATTTTGCCCCGTGACCAAAAATGGACTCTGGCCCGGGTCGCTTATCCCGCGGGATCGTGCCGAAGGCAACGGATCAGTTCGGGTACTCCGACTTGGGTATGCGAATTCTTCGTTGCAGGGCGATTCGGACGTACTGGTGGACGGGAATGCGTCGCTTCTGGGCCTCACGCAGGACGTGGGCCTTGAGCTCCTTTCCCAGGTACAGGGACAGGTGGGCCGAGTGGAAGCGGTACCTGATCCAGGCCGGGTAGCAGCGCCGGCAGACGGCAGCGTTCTCGGCGTTGCGGGGTTCGTTCTGCCGGGGCTTGCCGCAGATCTTGCAGGGGCGCCGTGCTCCGATGTGTCCACTCATCGGCGGGCCATGAATCCCGGGAGTTGGTCGTAGGGCACAAACCCGGCGGGAGGTTCGGGAGTCCAGCCGAGGGGAACTTTCTCCCCTTCGTGGGCTCCGCACAGGGGGCACGGATGTATCCCTTTCGCCCAGATGCAGTCATCTCCGTCGAGGTGCCTCTTCGCTCCGAGGGAACATTCGGTGCAGGGGACGACGCCGAGTGCGAGGCGTCCGTAGAACTCCCTGGAGACGTACAGCAGGCCCGTGTCCATGCAGGCGAGGCAGGTATACCTCCCCTCATCAAAACGGCTCCTGGCGTCTCGTAGGCGCTCCAGCTCGGCTCGGGAGGTCTGGTCGGTGACGTGCTTCACCGTGGCGGCTCCCATTCCCGGAGAGAGCGAGCGGGCGCTCCCGCCCCGGCGGGAGAGCGCCCGCGCTCGCGCACGCGCGTGTTTTTTGTTCGTTCGTACGTACGTACGTCACTCGACTCACGGTCGACTGTAGGTCGACTCAGGGTCGACTCAGGGTCGACTCTTTGACGGTCTCGCCAGTCCCGGCGGCGGTTGCGCTGGTGGAACACATAGCCCTGGTACTCCATCCAGTCGTGGACCTTGTGTCCCGTTTCTGTGACGTCGAGGAGGCCGCAGGAGACCAGTGCCGCAATGAATGCGTCCGGATCTCCCTCCCATCTGCAGCCGATCGCCAAGTCCTCCGGGTCCATCCCGCTCAGTTCTCCGGATTCCTTGACCTGGCCAACCCAGCAGAACAGCTCGACGACGAGGCCAAGTGCTTCGTGTCGGCTGACCTTCAGCCGCCGCGCGAGCTTGCACACCTTGGGGTGCCGGTTCAGCCCGGTGTTGATCCGGATCCAGTCCACGGTCAGTCCAGGTCGTAGGCGTGGGCGTACTTGGCGCCGGGCCGGCGGCGGGAGGAAGGGACGAGGCGGGATGTGGGGGCGAAGCGCCAGTGGCGGTAGCGGCCGTTGCCGGCGACGCACAGGGCGTGGGTGACGCGGCCCTTGTGGGCGAGTTTGTAGATCAGGAAGCGCGGGACGCCGAGGATCTGAGCGAGCTCCGTGGCGGAGATTCCGGTCTTCTGGGTCACGGTGTTCCTCCTTCGATTTTCCCTTTCGTGATGCGGATCGTGGTCTTGATTGCGTGCGTTCCGGAGCCAGACGAGAGCAACGCCAGCAAGTCGTCGGCCCGGACCAGCACCAGCCACGGCCCGCGGTCCTTGCGGACGAACACGCCGCGGACTTCGTCGGCGGTCTGCATCCAACTCGGAAGCGAGGCGCGGCGCTTGACTTCCCAGTTTCCGACCGTCGTCTCGACGTCGCCCTGGTCGCCGCCGTACTCGGGCTGTTCGTATCTCAGGGAGCCGTCGAAGCCGCGTTCTGTGAAGAGTGCGAGGACTTCGAGCTCGCCGCGTCGGCCCTTGTCGCGCTGGGACTTGCTCACCGCCCCTCCCGCGCGATCTGGATGAGAGCGCCTTCTGCCGCAACATGGTCGGCCTCAAGGTCGTAGTCCTGCGGGTTCGCGGCCGCCGCCTTGCCCGTCTCGTCCCACCGCACGATCACCGCCCGCAGCCGCTCGCACTCGTTTGCCCACTTCTGTGCTTCGGCTTCCTTGGCGAAGATCGTGGCGCGGTGTTCGTTCAGTTGCTCGCACAGCCGCTCGATCTCGGCCCCGACCTCGTCGGCGTTGTAGACCTTTGCGGAACCAAGCCAGTACGCCTTCACCGCCCCTCCCGCGTCACACGAATCATCCGCTCCTGCTTGTTCGGCCAGCGCCCCACCGCCAGAGCCAACACCCACGGGACGAGCGGGCCGAGAGGGATGTTCCAGACGAGCCACATCACAAGTCGTCTCACCTCCCCTCCCGCGCGATCCGATCAGCCCAAGCCTTTGCCATTTCCTCTTCGATGAATCCAACAGACATTGTTCCGTGGCTTATCTCCGCGATTGTCTTGATGAGACTTCCCCTCTCGTAATGGAGCTTCTTGTTCTCCTCCCGGAGCCGCTCGATCTCGGCCTTCCCCTTCTTGCAGCAGTCGCATTGACACCCATCCGCGAACACCTGTGCCAAGAACCCGACCGGAAGATCGCTGCTACTGGTCACCGCCCCTCCCGCTTCACGGCACTCTCCGCGATCTCCTCCGCGTCGAACTTGTCGAGCGGCTGGTAGTATTCAATGGCATCCTGAGCCGCGTCCCATGCGTCGTCATAGTTTCGTCCGCTGCGCCATGCATCGAAGGCGGCGTCAGCGACGGCCTTGCGTTCGTAGTCCCTCACCGCCCCTCCCGCTTCTTGAACCATGGGTCGATGCGAAGGGACTCGACCTCCTCGGACGCGATCTGCTTGAGCTTCTCCAGAGCGTCCGTGTTGCGGAGCTCCTCCCGACTCGTCTCCCCATAGACCCGCTTCTTTTTCCGAAGTGCTGCGTGAGCGGATACGAACTCGCAGATCGCTTCTTTCATCCTGCTCGCCTCTGACGCCCAATAGCTCCGCTGTGAGACAAGCTGGGCAATCTGTCGGTCGCGGTCGGCAATCAGCTCGTTCTTCTCGGCGCAGCACTGGGCCAGCTTCTTCGCGCAGTCCTGGGCCGAGTCGATCAGCTCGGCGGCGTCGGGGTTGATCGGGGTCAGGTCGCCGGTGCGGAAGGGCTTCATGCAGCCTCCGAGATGTCAGGGATGAGCAGGCGCACGTTTCCCGCCATGAGTGCGCACCAAGGAACGACGATGAAGTAGGTCCCGTCGTGCGTTCGATCAACGTAGGGTCTGTCCATTCGGCGTTTCTGCTTTCGGCACTCAAAAGGGCCGAATCTCGCCGTGAAGTTGACTAGGTCGACCGTCCGGACGACAGCAACAGACAATAACTTCTCGTGCGTGCGGTCGACGTAGGCCTGGACGGTGAGATGAGGGAATAGGTACCCAAGGTCAGGCCTGGTAACAGCCAGCTCTCTTTTCTCCCACTCCGTCGTGTTGCCGCTTTCTCGACGAAGGCGGAGCGTAAAGGTCTCCCAGGAGATCCCGTCGCATTGGACTCTGCTGGCGACCCCTCGGACGGCCATACCTTGGCGAACGACCTGGTAGGCGTCGATCCCGCAAAGCTCGTCCATGCGAGCTAGGGCCGATGCAGCCTCCCTGACAATCCCAGGGGCGCACTGCCCAAGCGCCACCTTCAGCTCCTTGCTTTCAACCGACACGATCTCTCCGCCACCGATCAACGGCCCGACCACCGGCCAGACAAGCCGGTGAAAGTCGTCGCGCGAGGCGTCGAGGTCGCGCCGAACGTCAGCTTTCAATGGAGCATCCGCGCTTGGTAGCGATCTTCACCATCTCCTCATTGACCTCGAAACCGATCGCTTGGCGCCCAAGCTCGGCAGCCTTGAGGACGAACGTCCCCGTGCCGGCGAACGGGTCGAGCACGAAGTCGCCAGGCTTGCTCGCGTGCCGCACGAAGCGGTCGGCGAGATCGTCCGGCTTCTGCCAGGCGTGGTATCGGCCACCGAGCCGGCCGTCGGGGGCGTTGATGTCGTGGACGCTGAACTGCTCAGTCATCACCGGGCAGTCGAGCGGCGGCGCGTCCTCTCCTCGGAGGTAGAGGATGGCCTGCCAATTTGTCTTATACTGGTCGCTTGGGGCCGGTCCAAGCGTGTTGCGGTAGGTCCAGACGAGGACCTGCGTCCGGTCGATCCAGCCCGCTCGACGCACCGTATCGAGGTATGCCAACAGCTCGACCGGGTACGATCCGATGCAGACGTACCCCTGCCCTGTCGGCTTGAGTTTCTGGACCGCGCACTCCAGCCAGCGGGAGAACTCACCGATGTTCGGTACGTCCGTCGAGTAGGGCGGGTCCGTGAGCAGCAGGTCGACCGACTCATCCGCGACAGAGTCGAGCAGGTCCCAAACCGTGCCGCGCTTGATGACACCGCGATCCGGGTCCTGCTGGCGCTGCGCCTCGACCTTCTGCTGAGCCTCACGGCGCTTCATCTCGCGAAAGGCGCCGTCCACCTTGCCCGTCTCGTCCATCTGATCGACCAGATCTCCGAACAGATCGGGGTCTGTGTCGGCAGCCTTGATGACCTCACGCGCCTTCTCGATCGTCTTGAAGCTCTTGCCCGTGGCCTTCGCGGCCTTCGCGCGGGACTCGCCGGCATCCAGCTCCGAAAACTTTTCGGGGCTAGCGTGCGCCGCGATCATCCGCTCCCGGGCCAGCCGCTCCTCCTCCTCGCGCACGGCGTCGGCGATCTCCACCGCCTCCGTCGGCGCGAAGTCCTTGCGGCAGACGTTCTCGTCGCGTTCGCCCTTGGCGATGGCCTCGATGTCGATGACGTTGACCGGAACGTGCGTTCGTCCGAGCTTGCGAAACGCCGCGATGCGGCGCTCTCCGGCGATCAGCGTGCCGTCCTTGTTGACCACGACGGGGTGCAGCAAGCCGATCGCCTCGATGCTCGCTGCAAGATTGTCGATGTCGCCCAGCACCTTGCGATGCCGCTGTCCTGGCTTGATGCGGTCGATCGGCCATTCAGTTGCCACGTCGGATCTCCCTGATTGACATGAGAAACCCCGGCGCCAGCAGCGGGCAGGCGCCGGGGCCTGGTGCTACTTCTTCGGTGCGGTCTTCTCCTTGCCGAGCTTCGCGATCTGCTTGTCGAGCCGCTCGATGCCGTTGACCGCGTGGTCGCGGATCTTCACCAGCGTGGCCCGACTCAGCTTCAGCTCGTTCACCGTCACAGGCATCGTGTCCTCCTACGGCCAGAGGTTCAGGAACTTCTCCTCGTCCGTGGCCGGCCAGGGCCCGGACGGGTCGTCGCCGCCGGAGGCCCACTCCTCCAGCCAGCGCAGGAAGTCGAACAGGCTCACGTCGTCCTCCTTTCGGGAAACTGACGGCGGGCGGTCTCTCCACACTGGTCGTTTGCGTGGCCGCCCGCCGTCGACCGACGACAGACCACCAGCACCGGCCGATCCGGACTGGCGGCAAGGCGCAGCCGGGCCCTCACCCGGCGTCGCTTCAGGTAGGAGCGCAGGGCCCAGACCTCGGGCTCCTGCATCGCGGAGCGGAGGCGCTCCCGCAGGAACTTCTCCCGCAGGCTCACTTCCGCCTCCCGTTGAACTTGTCCCAGACCATGTCGGTCAGGAAGATCGCCAGCGACAGCCCGACGAACAGCCCGGCGAGGATCCCGAGGCCGTCGAGGTACGGGCCCCAGTTCACGGGAGCACCGGGCCGACCTGGGCGCGGGCTTCGCGGGCCAGGGCAAGCAGCTCCCGAGCCTGCGGCAGATGCCACCAGCGGGCCGCCTTCACCCGCTGGGCGCACCAGGTGTGGTCGACTGCCAGGTCCAGCAGGCGGATCGCCTGGGCGTGGAACGGCAGCGTCGTGCGCGTCGGCCGGTTCATCAGAACGGGATGTCGTCGTCGGCCACGGCGGCCGGCGCGGGGGTCGGAGCGGGCAGCGGCTTCGGGCCGGACGCCGGCTTGGCGCCCTGCCCCTTCGCCCGCAGCATGATCTTGGCCCGCAGCTCGGCGGCGAACTGCTTCGCCTGGGCGGTGGTCATGACGTTCCGGAGCGCCACTCCGGCCCCGCTGTTGACCCAGCGCACCCGGGGCCGCGGCCGCCCCTCCTGGTCGAGCTCCTCCTCGACCACGAGCTCGACCTCCTGGTCGAACCCGACCGGCAGGGGGTTGCCGTAGGAGAAGTCGGAGATGTCGCTGCCGTTCCAGCCGCAGTACCGGAGCGCGTCCTCGGTCCGCTCCCAGGTCTTGTCGGTAAAGTACCCGTACCAGACGATCCGCTCGCCCGGCGGGTCGACGATCGCGAACTCGACCGCGATCTGCGGCGAGCCGGACTGGGTGAAGCCGAGCACGGCGGACAGCGGCCGGGCGCGGTAGGTTCCGTTCTTCAGGCTCATGCGGCGTCCCCCTCGCGCTCACGCTTCTCGGCGAGCTTCGCGTTCAGTCGGTCGTTCAGCTTCGCCAGCACGGCGGCGTTCCCGACGTTCTGGCCCAGGTACCGGAGCGCCTGGTCACGGACTTCGCCGCCGACCTCGTTGGCCTTGCGCGTGATCTCCTTCGCCAGGGCGTCCGGGTCGGCCGGCGCGTGAGCCGCGCAGGCCGTGCAGAACTCCGTCCAGTCGAGCGGCAGGATCTCGGGCAGGTCGAAGCGGTTCTTCGCGTCGTAAGCCGCGGTGCGCGTCGTGTAGAGCATCCGAGCGCCGGTCGAGACCCCGCGCACGCGCTTCGTGCGGTCGTCCTTCGCCTGGAGCGTCTCCCAGTTCGAGAACAGCACGACGTCCGCCCACTCCTTCAGCAGTCCGCCGGCCTTGTTGTGGATCTTCAGTTCGTAGCGGTCGTAGTCGTCGCCTTCGGGGTTCTTGAAGGGCTTGATCCACGAGTGCGCGAGCAGGATCACGGCCATCCCGGTCCGCTCGCGTAGCCGCTCGAGGTCGCCCAGGAGCACGCGCCACTGGTCCAGCGCGGCGACGTAGCCCTTGCCGTAGCCGTAGTCCTCGATGTCCTTCTTGCCGTCGCGCTCGCAGATCGCCTTCCAGATCAGCGGCTCGACCCAGTCGACGGTGTCGACCACCAGCGTCCGGTACTGGTGCTCCTGGGTCGCCAGCAACCGAACCCCGGACAGCACCTCGTCCCAGGTCTCAGGAACTGGCAGACGGTGAACGTCCAAGTGCGCCGTGCCGTCTTCGGCGGCGAGGAAGATCGGAGCCGGAGCGGACGCGCCGAAGGTCGACTTGCCGATCCCCTCGACGCCGTAGAGCACGATCCGAAGCGGGCGCGTCTGGCGCCCCTTGACGACCGCGTCGAGACGCATCCGCGACGCGGGAGCAGCGGTAATCGGAACTCCCACAGGAGCCTCCTCTCTCGGCTAAGGGTTGACCAGTTCGGGATGGGCCGACGGCAGCCGGGTGAACCGCGACGGGTCGGTCAGGTCCGCGGTCCCGGTGCAGACGTCGAAGTACTCGCAGGTCCGGCCCCAGCGCACGCATGCGTCCGGGTTCCGGGGGTGCAGGCCCGTGCGCTGGGCCGTCATCAGGTGCTGCCCGAGGTTCCAGATGTCAGCGAGCGCGTCGTCGCACTCGGACTCAAGCCGCACGACCTCGCCCTGCCCGTAGTACCGCTGCGGGTTCTCGGAGATCGCCAGCATCAGCCGGTCGCGGAACTCGTCCGGGGTCTCGTCCGTCTCGCGCTGGTTGGCGTAGAGCCGGCCGTCCTTCGTGTACTTCCGCTGGTCGGGCGGCGTTGCCTTCCCGGGCCGGATCGCTGGCTTCCCGATCACGTCGTACAGGCAGCCGGAGACCTGGTATCCGAGCGCCTTGGCGCCCTCGTAGTAAATCGAGACCTGGCCGTCGATCTGCAGCCGGCGCCAGTACTCGGAGCCGGGACCGAGGTCCTCGCTGGTCGTCTTGTGCTCGACGATCAGCACGCGCCCGTCCGGAGTGCGGACGATCGCGTCGATCCGCCCTGCCAGGTCCCAGGTACGCGACGGGAACCCGCTGTCCGGGTTGACCAGGCGAAACTGGAACGGGACCTCGACGTCGAGCACCCAGAGCGTCATGCCCGAGTACTTCGTGTCGTACCCGCAGAGCAGCGCGTGCGCTCGGGCGCGGTCGAACTCGTCGGCCTCGCCCTGGATCGCGGCCAGCGCGGCATCGAGTCGGTCTCCGACCGACGCCTTCCACCACGCCTCGAGGCCGCGGTGGATCAGGGACCCGAACCGGAGCGGCTCCGGCTCCTCGAGCGGGACGACCCGGTCGATGTACCGGATCCGGTGGAACCGCTGGCAGAGCCGCGCGGCCTTCAGGCGGGTCGCCGTCAGCAACTGCCGTCCGTTCGTGGTACTCTCTTCCTGCACAGAACCTCCTTCGGGCTCTCGCCCGTCTGCGCCCCGGTGCCAGCCGGGGCGTTTCCCTTTTCAGCGGGTCATGGGCACGACGACCGGTGCGACAGCCCGGCTCGACACGAACTCATCCAGATCGGGGCGGCGGTAGACGACGATCCGCGGCGACAGGCGGACGTGGGCCAGCAGCCCGGAGTTCCGCCACCGGCGGAGCTGGCGGGGCGACACGCCCAGGTACCGGGCGGCGTCGGCTTCGCGAAGGACGGTCCCTGTGGCCTCGTCTGTCATTGTGGGGTAGTCTATGCCCCGATGACAGGAGATGTCAAGACCGTTTGGGGAAAAATGACAGGAGCCGGCCGGGGCCCTCCGGAGTACCTTCTAGACTGGGGCTATGGGGAGAAAAGACGGCGACCTATTCGCCCGGGTCCCGCCGGAATGGATTCCAGAACTGGACCGCCGGGCCGCTGCCGAGGGGCTGAACCGAAGCATCCTCGTGAGGCGGGCTGTCCGAGCCCTGCTCAGTGCGACTGGCCCGACCGAGCCCGCCCTGTCGACCGAGGAAGAGCGGATCGTCGACCTCTGGAGGATCCTCCGAGAAGACGCCCCCGAGGTGGCGGATTCGGTGCTTCGACTGGCCGCGGCAGCGGTCGATCGGCTGCGAGGGATGCCAGCAGCTCGTCGATCAGCTGGGCCGCCCGGCGGAGCCGCAGAGACCTCGCATCAGGGAAACGGACGATAACGGACACGGGCTCACCACGCGGGATTCCGGCCTTCCCTGGCCTCCAACCGGCCCGCGTTCGGTCTGGACTTCGGGGAATCCGAGTGTAGCTCAGGGAGGACGCATGGCGGAAGTGGGTTCCCCATGACCCGGGGCGACGGCAGCCTGACCCACGACGGCCGGACCTGGCGGGCCCAGGTCTGGGTCGGAGGGGACCGAAAGCGCCGGGCGTTCCACCTGAAGGCCGACGCCGAGAAGTGGCTGGCGACCCAGCGCCGGCTTCGGCTGGCCGCCGCGGCCGGGCTCGAGCTGCGCGAGAAGAAGCTGGTCCCGGCCGTGACCTTCTCCGACCTTGAGGAGTCCTTCGTCGAGTGGCTGGACGCCCACGCCGACCGGGAGCGGTCGCCGGCCACGCGCGAGGGGTACCTCCGCGAGCTCGCCCTGGTGCTCGAGTACTGGGGCCGGCGGATCGTCGCCCGGACCGACCGGGCTGCCGTCCTGGCCTACGTCGCCGAGCTGCGGAAGGCCGGGCTGGCCGGGCAGACGATCCGGAACCGCCTCGGCCGGCTGCGCCAGCTGGCCCGCCTGGCGGTCACGCTCGGGTACCTGCCGGCGATGCCGGAGATCCCGGTCCCCCGGCCCGGGGACACGACGCCCCGGACGGCGGCCACGGAGGACGAGCTCGTCGCCGGGCTGAAGG